AAGTCGTCCTCCCGGCCGGAGGAAGTACTTTGATCACACCAGAGATTCGCCAAAGAATCCTTGCCCACGCTACCAAGTTGACTGAGAAGGTGGTTTGTCGCGTGAAGCATCGCTCGGACCTCGCTGGTATGGAGCCCGAGGATATCGCTCAAGAGCTGCTGGCCTATGTAATTGAGCATATGGACCGTTTTAACTCAAGTCGCGGACGCATCGAGGCATTCACAACTCGATTGATGCAAAACGCAGTCGCGAAACTGATCCGCGAGTCGAACAAGGTGAGCTGCAATCCGCCTGAGGGTGTCGAGCTGCAGTCGCTCTCAAAAACCATAGAAGGTCCCCATCGAAAAAGCGAATCGCTGACCAAAGGGATTGCGACTTCCGACAACGACCGTCGCAGGCAGACCGTCTCACGGGACCCTCTTCAAGACCTTGAGCTGGCGGACGCAATCGAACATCAGATCCGCACTTTACCACCGGGTTATCGGAAATTCGCTCGCTTGCTGCAAACGTGCAACCAAGCCGAAATCGGTTTTCGACTCGGCTGGTCGCGACGAAGAATTTTCGAGGCAATGAACGTGATTCGCCAACATTTTGCGGGCGTCGAATGGGCCGAAATAGATTTTTTTCGGGACGAGGTCCGGACAAATTGCATAGCTAGTACTGGAGAGGACAACGTTTTTCAAAACACTCAAGTATCTGACGTGGAGAAATCTGCATGAGCGCACCCGCCATGAACATCGAACAGCGAGTCACCGTCTCGCTCGTCTTACAGCGATACCTGCGAGCGGTCGAACGCTTCGAAGCCGCTTCCAACGAGTTCAACGAATCCTGCCAAACGATTCGCCAAGCTCTGCCTCGTGCAAGCCGCTTCGTCGCCAACATCTCGCACCAGCACTATCTGGTGACCAGCGATCACGAAGGCAACTTCGAGGTCGAGGAAATCGAAACGGTTTGATTCCCAATCTCTCTTCAACCTCTTGGCCCCACCTCCTTGAAAGATCCACCGAACATGTCAAAGCGACCCTTACCCCACGAACCTGGCGATCGGGCGTGCCTGAAATGCAACGAAACCTTTCGTTCGAAAAGTGCTGCCAACCGCATCTGTAAGAAGTGCTCGCGAATCAACGCATCTCTGAATGTCAGTGAAGCGCAGCTTGCTCGGGAACGAGGTGTAAAACGCCTCAATGGTCTTCTGATCGAAGAACAAGAGATCTACGAAATGAGATTCTTCTAGACACCAACTTATTAAGCAGAACCTTCAAGACTAGTAATTCCGAGCACCCATGTCACAAGTCATAACCCCAACCGAAGCGAACGATAAGACGCTGCTGACCTACTCAGCACTCAACACGTTTCGCAATTGCCCTCGCAAGTACAAGAATCGTTATCTCGATAATCTTCGGCCGCGTGAGCGAGTGGAGGCGTTGTCGTTCGGCAGCGTGATCCATACAGCCATCGAGCTTTGGTATAGGTCGACAGATACCGATTCGCGGCTACACGATGTCCTCGCATCGATCGACGAAGCCTACGAAAACCGCAACACCGATCCCCATCAGATGGCTCAATGGCATCTTGCCACCGCCATGATTCGTGGATACGCCCATCGTTATGCTACCGAAGAATTCGAGGTCGTCGAAGTCGAAAAGGAGTTCGTCGGCGAGATCCGCAATCCCGACACTGGCCGTCAGAGCCAGACGTTCCGTATTGCCGGCAAGGTCGATGGCATCGTTCGCTGCCACGATGGTCTGTATTTGCTTGAGCACAAAACGGCATCAAACGTTGATGCGAGCTATCTCGACAAACTGTGGACCGACACGCAGATTGCCTTGTATTGCTACTACCTGAGGGAGTTAGGCTACCCGATTATTGGGGTGATCTACAACGTACTGCTCAAGAGTCGGCTCAAACAAGGCAAAGGCGAGACTCAGGAAGAATACGAGATCCGCAAAGCCGAGCTAGCTGCCAAGAACAAGAGTGGCAAATCAACGGCCAAGCGTCAGTTACCTGAAACGGACGATGAGTTCCAAGCACGCCTCGTCGAGTGGTACTCGCGCCCCGAAGCGTTCCATCGGGAGTTCATTTATCTCTCCGAAGACCGTCTGGCCATGTTGCAAGACGAAGTGTGGGAGATCACTCAGCAGTACCTCGATGCCCGCCGGCGCGGCAAGTGGCTGCTCAACACCTCGAACTGTTTCTCGTACCAGCGGCCTTGTGATTACTTGGCTTATTGCCAGTCGGGATTCAATCCAAACGTTGCTGACAACCTGTACGAGATCGCTCTCCCTAACGAAGAACTATCTCGTGTTGATGCTGATTCTCCCGTTTTTTAACTTTGATAGGAAACCGACCATGACAATGACCCTGCCTACCACAAAGACGAAGCCAACCACGGAAATCGAAAAACAGACCATTCTATTGTACGCCGTTCCCAAGTTAGGCAAGTCGACTTTTGCTTCAAAATTTCCTGAGGCCGTGTTCTTCGAGTGCGAGCCGGGGCTGAACCATCTTGAAGTCTTCAAGGTACCAACCTATTCCTGGGAAGCATTCCTAGAAGCCTGCAAGTTGATCGCCAAGGGGGATCATCAATTCAAAACGATCGTAATCGACACCGTCGATAATGCGTTCAAAATGTGCTCCGACTACGTCTGTGCCAAGCATGGCATCGAGTACGAAGGCGACATGGGCCACGGCAAAGGCTGGGCTCTGGTCAAGAACGAATGGCATCGTGTGCTGACTCGGTTGGCCAGTTTGCCATACGGTCTCGTCCTCATTTCCCATGCGGTCGACAAGACCATCGAAACGCGAACGGGCGAGTACACCAAGACCCAGCCGAGCCTTCCCGATCGTGCTCGCAACGTGGTGCTGGGGCTAGTTGACATCATCCTCTATGGCGACTCCGTCTCACGTAAAGACGCCGCCGGCAACATCGTAGTCGATCGAGTGCTCCGAACTAAGCCGCATCCAACGTATGAGGCTGGCGATCGAACGGGTCGGTTGCCTGAGATTCTGCCGCTCGATTATGCCGCATTTCATTCGGCGTTTACCGGCACCACTTCGAATTCAACCGCACAGAGCCCTACGCCTGGAAAAGGCCCTGTTGCTTCTTCTACTCCGGGCAGCACCCCAGCAAGAAAGGCTGTTAAGCAATGAGCGATTACGAAGAATACGAAGACTCCAACCAATTCGTGGATCTTTCGTCGTTTGATGATGAGTTCGCAACAGCGGAAGCACCAGAATATGACGAGGTCCCGGATGGCAAGTATCAAGTCCGCATTGAGTCAGTGAAACTAGAGAGCAGTCAAAAGGGCGACCCGATGATCAAGTTCGATTTGCAAGTGATGTCTGGTTCACAAGCCGGCCGTCACATCTTCAAGAACTCAGTCATCACGCAGGCGTCGATCCCTTACGTGAAGGGAGATTTGAAGACGCTGGGACTGGAACTCTCCAAGTTCAGCGAGTTGTCCGGACGACTTGAGGAACTGCTCGATGTGACCTTGGAAGTCACGAAGCGGACTCGCGGTGATTACACCAACGTCTACTTCAATCGACGCATTCAGATCGCCGCAGCATCACACGGTGACGTCCCAAGCGGGGACATGCCGTTCTGATTTGCGGTCATTCAATCGAACGGGTGCGGCTGGGACGGAACAAGCGAATGATTCGGTGAGAATCGGCCATTCGCTCCGTTCCAGCTTTCTCCATTTTAGTTCACTTTCGCAAGGCGATTCGGATGTCGTTACTGGTTCTCATGTTCGGCTTATGGATGCTTCGATCACTCCTGGTCGCCGTCTTGTTACTGCTCGCGATTCAACTCGTCAGCATTTTGCTTCCACGAAATGATCGATAAGGAGATGTACGCGATGGTTGAACTCGAGCTTCCGTATCCACCTTCGATCAATCACTACTTCAGTTATTACCAAGGGCGTCCGGTTCTTTCCAAGGATGCTCGATCGTATCGTCATCAGGTTCGTCGAATTGCGATCGCCAAGGGTATCAAACCTCTGATGGGGCAACTGGCGGTTCGCATCGAGATCCATCCTCCTGATGACCGTCGTCGCGACTGTGACAACGTTCAGAAGGCAGTGCTCGATGCTCTGCAACATGCTGGCACGTTCTGTGACGACTCGCAGGTCGTTTGGCTTCTGTCGATCAAGCATGAATCTAAACCGAAAGGCGGCGTGAAAGTACGACTTGAAGATGTAAGCTCGCAAACGTTGCCTTCATGGTTGATCGCAACAGTGGCCAGGGATGGAAGCGAGGCATCAGTTACGCAATGACGAATGCTCCCGTACGTTTCAATATTGACACTATACCTGTCGCACTACGCTCGTTGCCTCAATGGGTTGCTTGGCGTTATGTCACGCGCGATGGGAAACAAACCAAAGCTCCGGTGTCGCCCCATGACGGCAGCCTCGCGGATTCCACATCGAGTGCCACTTGGGGCTCGTTCGAACAAGCCGTCGCTGCTTGCGATTCCGACAAAACACTGGCTGGCGTTGGCTTCGTTTTTACAGCAGACGATCCGTACTGCGGTGTCGATCTCGACAATAGTATCGATGCGGAGGGGAGCATGAAGCCGTGGGCAAGTGATCTGCTTGCCAAGCTTGATAGCTACACCGAGATCAGCCCCTCGAAACGCGGTGTGAAGGTGATCCTCAAGGCGACCAAGCCTGGCCGGCGATGTCGTAAAGCGTATCACGATGGTGGAATCGAAATCTATGATCGCGATCGCTTCTTCACAGTTACAGGGGATCGACTTGATACGTATCCAACGGATGTGAACGTTCGCCAGGAATCGCTCAATCTGGTTTACAGGTCAGTTTTTGGTGGAGATGAACCTGGAGATCCTTCTCGATCCAAGCTTGATCCATCATCTCCATCGGACGACCGCTCGGCAGTTGCACTGAGCGATAACGAGATCGTCGAACTCGCTTGCAAGAAGCCTCGCACTGGTGAAAAATTCCGATCGCTTTGGGAGGGCAATTGGAACGACCATTACAACTCCGCCAGCGAAGCAGATTCGTCGGTTGTATTCACATTGGCGTACTACACCAAAGATGCGGCGCAGATTGATCGTATGTTTCGGCAATCGAAGCTCATGCGTTCAAAGTGGGACCAGTTACATGGGGGCGACACTTACGGTGCGATCACGATTGCAAAGGCGCTCAGCAAAGTAACCAAGCAATACGCAACAAAGAAGAAACAACTGGCTTCGCAGCGAAGCCAGCCACCAGCGAATCTTGGATTTCCAAAGTCTGTCATTGACTGGGATTTCAAAAGCGATCAGACCGAGAACGCGATGGCTGTTGAGTTCATCGATAGCAATCAAGCCAAACTGCGATACGTTCCATCTTGGAAGAAATGGCTCGCATGGGATGGGAAGCGATGGAAGGTTGACGTCGATACCAGCCGAACGACACGATTGGCTCGGAGACTCGTTCGGAACTATTGGGATCGCCTTCAGAACATTCAATCTGACAAACAACAGAAGGAATGGGCTGACTTCTGTCGTTGGGCGAATCGCAAGACCACAATCGAAAATGTTGTCTCTCTCGCTCGGTGCGATGCAAGGGCGACCATTGATCACGAGTTGTTGAATCAGAACACCTACTTTCTGAATCTACAAAACGGGACGCTCGATCTATCCACATGGCAGTTTCGTGATCATCGCCAAACGGACTCCATCACGCAGATTGCGAACGTCGCATTTGATCCGAAAGCCCAATGTTCCAAGTGGCGGGCTTTCATCGATTTGATTTTCGGTAGCGACGATGAAGCCAAGCGATACATCCAGGCGTTACTGGGTTATTCATGTTCGGGCGATGTCGGCGAGCATATTCTCCCCATCTGCTACGGCTCAGGGGCCAATGGCAAGTCAACGTTGTGGAATGCGATTGTCGAGTTACTTGGCGACTATGCCATGCTTGCACCCAGCAAGCTGCTATTGGGCACAACCAACGAACATGACACTGTCATCGCGTCTCTTTACCAGCGGCGATTAGTGGCAATCAGCGAGCCCGACGAAGGGTCAAAACTGCGCGAGGCCCGGGTCAAAGAGCTGACTGGTGATGAGCAAATCACCGCCAGGCGTATGCGCGAGGATTATTGGAGCTTTCGGCGGACACACAAATTCTGGCTGAGTACCAACCATTTGCCGCAGATCAACGGTACCGACGAGGGCATCTGGCGTCGCATCAAGCTTATTCCATTCCGCGTTGACCTCCGCCAGGTCACCGATCCCATCCCTGACTACCACAAGCTTCTGGTTCGCGAGGAAGGACCTGGCATCCTCAATTGGCTCCTGGATGGTTTCAAAGACTGGCGAGCCAACGGATTTATCGAACCTCAATCGGTCATTAAAGAGACGCAATCCTATCGTGGCAATTCTGACGAATTGGGTCGTTTCATATCCGACTGTTGCGATGTGTCGCCAGAGCTAGTGGTCGCATCCTCCGATCTTTTTGACGCATACAGGACATGGGGTGGCGACCTTAGCCAGATTCGTTTTTCGAAGCAGATGCAGACCCGTTTCGCACACTCAAAACGAAACTTCGGACGGTACCGAAACAAGCAGGTTTTTGAGGGTATTTCTTTATCAGAAAGTACTGAAATTGGTTAAATCAACACTTCCGCAAAACCCTCAAAAACGTTGGGTTTTTGCCAATTGCGCCAGATTGCGCTGGGTCATTTCATTATCTTCCATATGCGTGCGCGCATGGAAAGCAACGAAAGTAACCGGCGCAATCTGGCGCACTCGATGGATTCGAGGCCTCTGGGCGATCAAGTGTTCGAGTCCTGTTAGGTCACCGAACGAGACGCTTCGAACGGCCGGATGTAGCCCATCCATCGGCGCTGGAAGTCGCTTCGAAACTTCGCGACTCCGGCCTGCGTTGGAGTCTCGCACGACGTTGCGCACTGACGCGAGATTTCTACCAAGTCGCCTACTGCGTCGACCATCGCACCCGACGCGTCAGTGGGCCAACAGTGGCCCACACGGCGATCCCAAGGACTGCTCCCAGCGGATGGGTCCTCCCCCAAAACTCACCGCGTTCTTGGGCTGCGGGAACAGCCGCGCGATTAGTCACAGTTTGTTTGTTTCGTCCGACCCCAAGTTTCCAGCCAAAAGGATTGCTTTATGACTACGACTGCCCTGCAGATTGAAATGTGGACGCTTGATCGCGTTCGTCCCTACGAGAATAACCCTCGAAACAATGAAAACGCTGTTGATGCCGTAGCGGCATCGATCAAGGAATTCGGCTTTGCGCAGCCAATTGTTGTCGACAACGACAGCGTTATCATCGTCGGCCATACGCGATTGAAGGCCGCGCAGAAACTCGGTCTTGAGCGAGTGCCCGTTGTTGTCGCGACGCATCTCACACCGGAGCAGGTGCGAGCGTATCGCATAGCCGACAACAAAACCGCTGAGATTGCGGAATGGAATTACGATCTGTTGCCGATCGAACTGTCGGCGTTGCAAGAAGCGAACTACGACCTAGGATTGCTCGGCTTCAGCGCCGACGAGCTAGCCAAACTGATGGACACCGGCGTAAACGAAGGGCTTACCGATCCCGATGACGTTCCACTGCCACCCGACGAAGCGATCACGCAACCAGGCGATCTTTGGATCCTTGGCAACCATCGTTTGCTTTGC